GAATTTGTAATATTAAAGAAAGATAGGATTTATGGCTACGAGTAAATACGCACAAACACAGGTAGCTAAAATGATTATCAATCCATATTGCGGAGATGTGCTATCTGAATACCCAAGACTTAAAGAGGTCATTGGAAACACAAACACGAAACACATAACACAGCAGATAGCATTTCTCTCTTGGGTTTATGACTTTAATTCCCCTGCCGTAAGGGACTTCTCAGACATAAACAAAAGAAAAGAATGGGCAAGACTTGAAACTGAGATCACACAAGATCCTAGTTACGAGCTTGCCGTTTCTTTTTTAACTAAGGTAGTAAAGTCTAGAACTTGGACTTTGATATGTAGCTTAGAGTCTACATTTACTGAATATGCAGAGCGTGTAGCAAAGCGTATTGAAGATTCTGAGAACGGAAAAGAAATTGATATATTAAAAGCCGTTGAGATTAAGAACAAGATGCTTAATCAGATGGCAGATATGAGTAACTCTATAGATGAACTATACGGTAAGTTATTCTCTAATGACCAAGACCTAATTGAGGAGCATAATAGAAAAACTATGTTTACTCCAGAGGCTATGTCTAAACTAACAAAGAAAAATGTTTAAACCAATAAAGCAACAGAACTGGTCATCTACAGAAGTAGAGATTGCAGGATTAAATTGCCATATACCTGCAAAGGGATGGCTGTATAATCCATTTACTTCTAAGTGGGAATACTTCGGCATTGAACGCAGATCGACTAAGATGGAGTTGTGTTATTGGGAGCCAGATCCTAGATTTCAAGAATATCAAAAATGGGAGAAAGAAGAACAGGCAAAACAAAAGAAAGATCCAGAGTATATACATCCAGAGTTAGAAGACTTTAAAAGATATTGTTGGATTAGAAGATTGAGCGGACATTGGTTTAGTAATAATGGTGAACCTACTTATATTACAGGTGTTCATTGGTATTACTTATCTTGTTATCATATGGACGTTGGCCTTCCAAGATATAGAGATAAAGATAGAGAGTTGTTTTACTTTTGGGATTATAATGTAGAAGATCCAGAAAGCTTTGGTATTGTATATGTAACTAAGCGTAGATCTGGTAAGTCTTTCACAGCAGGTTGTATCGCATTAGAGGCAGCTTCTAGAAGTGAAAACTTCTGGGCAGGTATCCAATCTAAAACAGATGAGGATGCAAAGATATTATTTAGAAAAACAATTATAAACGCATATAGGAAGTTACCTTCTTTCTTTAGGCCATTGTCGGATGTTCCTTTAACAGGAAAGGTTCCAGCAACTGGTCTTAAGTTCTCTACAGGTAAACTAGAATTAGACGAGGAAGAGTTGATGTCAGGTATTGACTTCAGATCTTCTGGAGTTACGGCTTATGATGGACAAAAATTAGGATATTATTTACACGATGAGATTGGTAAGGTAACGCTATTAGATATTAGGGATAGATGGAATGTCGTTAAGTATTGTTTACTTGATGATCAAGGTAAGATAATAGGAAAGTCTTTCCATACAACAACGGTAGAGGAGATGGAAGCAGGTGGTAGTCAGATGTTGGACTTATGGAAGAACTCTAACCAATATGAAAAGAAAGGAAAGAGAACGGCCAGTGGTCTTGCTAGGTTCTTTGTAGCAGCAGATGAAACAAGACATCTTCATCCAAGATATGGTATAGCAAATAAAGAATTAGCTAGAGAAGAGATATTAGAAGAAAGAGAATCTTTAAAAGAAGATCCTAGAGCTTTATCTTCTGCAAAAAGAAAGGAACCGTTAGACGAGAAAGAAGCGTTCCAATCAGATAGTTCTGTTTGTGTATATAATCCAATATTGTTAAACGATAGGTTAGATATATTAAAATGGAGCAAGTCTAGATTAAAGAAAGGAAACTTCCAATGGAAAGATGGGGTTAGGGATTCTGAGGTTGAGTTTAGAGAAAGCGTAAACGGTAGATTCCTAATTGCCGAGATGCCAGCTAAACCAAATGCTTTTGAAAAGAAAGGAAGCGTTATTAAGCCTATGAATAGTTCTATGTATTCAGCAGGTGTCGATCCATTCTCTCACCAAACGGTAAGTAAGTCTCACGAATCAAGAGCTTCTAATGGAGCTTTAGTTATATTTAAAAAGTCAAATCCATTGTCTCCTACAGAGTATGATATGAGTCCTGTTCTTTACTACTGTAATCGCCCAGATTCGCCTGAAACATTCTATGAGGATGTACGTATGGCTTTGTGCTTTTATGGCTGTAATGCGCTTATAGAGAACAATAAACCAGGAATCATTTATTACCTTGAGGAGAAAGGATGTGCAGATTTCTGCTTTATGCCTCCAGATAAGAACACGAGAGGCTTGTCAGCTACCTTAAAGACTACTACGTATATGGCTGAATTAACAGACCAGTACATAAATGACCATATAAATAATGTTTGGTTTGAAGGGCTTATAGAGGAGTGGCTACAGTTTGACCCAGGAGATACAACCAAGTCGGATAGCGCAATGGCGGCAGGCTATGCACTTATGTTAATTAATAACCATAAGTACAATCCAAAGGTCGGAAAGAAAGAAGATGTAGACATATTGAACGTGTTGCCATTCTTGAGAGGAAAGAACTCAAGCAACCTTTTGGGCAAAAAACTAGGTTTTTAAAGCGTATTATATCAACACAACTAATAAGACGAGATGTCAGCAGAAATAATTAGCAATGCTAGGACCTTATTTCCAAACGAGGATGTAAGCCCTAAAGAAAAGGAATCAAAAGAATGGTTGATGCAATACGCACAAGCTGCGTTTAACTCCTACGGAGACACACCATTCGGTTCAATCGGTTATAGATCTAGAGACAAATATGAGTGGATTAAAACATACGCTCAAGGCCGTCAATCTATAGAAAGATATAAAAGAGTATTAACTCCAGATCAAGATCCTAATAACAATACACTTGTTGTTGATTGGTCTGTATTGCCTATTATACCTAAGTTCAGAAGAACAGCATTAGGATTATTAGAGAAACAAAACTATGATATTCAAATAGATCCAGTGGATCCGTTTGCTCAATCTGAAAAAGATAGATTGGTTGCTGAAATGAAAGCAAAAACTATCCTTAGAGAAGAGTTTAAAAAACAAGGAAGACCAGATCTAGCGGAAAGCCCAGCAATTATGGCTAACCCTGGAGAACCAGATGATTTAGATGGAATTGAAGTTGCCGAGTTAGGTATGCGTCATAAAACATCTATGGAAGCTGAGTTGGTAGTCGAATTGGTTTTTGACCAAAACGATTACGAAGGACAACGTAGACAACAACTGCAAGATCAGTTTGACTATGGTGTTGCTATATTTAAAGATTACGAACAAGATGGTTTAGTAGGATTTAGAAGAGTAGATCCTAGAAGATTCTTATCTAACTTTTGTACGTATCCTGACTTTAGGGATTTAAGATACGCAGGTGAGGTTTTAGAGGTTCCAGTTGCTCAATTAATTCAAATGAGTAATGGTGAACTAACAAAAGAAGATATTGAGTTTGTTTATAAATATGCAAACGCAAACCAATGGCGTGGTAATATGCCAATAGGTAATGCATACTATGGCACATATAATGACTTTTGGAACAAAGGAAAGGTTCAAGTATTGGACCTTGAAATTATGTCTACAGATGATTTAGTTAGAGAGGAAAGAGTTGACCGTAGAGGTAATACTATTTTTGGAAGAGCTGGATTTGAAGATACCAACAACAAGAAACAAAAGTTTAAAAGAAAACAAGTTGTAGGTGTATACAGAGTTAAATGGATTGTTGGAACTAACATTTGTTTTGACTATGGTAAGCAATGGAACATTAAACGTGATCCAATTAACATAGCAAGAGCTAAATCTAGTTTCCATATTGCTCCAGTTGACTTCTTTGATATGAAGACATTCAGTCGTATGGAAGCAATTATTCCTTACGCTGATGCAATCCAATTAGCATTTTATAGATTACAACACGAATTAAATACCGCTGTTCCACGTGGTTTTAACATTAACTTAGCGGCTCTAGAAGAAGTAAGTTTATCTGGTGGAGGAAAGGCTATGAGCCCTTCTGATATCATTGACTTGTACTTGCAAAGAGGTGTATTAGTTAGTCGTTCAGTAGCAGCAGATGGAAGACAAGTTCCTCCAGCTATCAACCAATTAGAAGGTGGTGTAGGTAACGCTATCCAAGAGTATTGGAATATGATTAATAATAATCTAGATATGATTCGTCAGACTCTAGGTTTAAATGAACTTACAGATGGTTCAACACCAAACCCTAAGTTCTTAACTACAGTTGCTCAATTAGCTGCATCTGGAACTAATAATGCGTTAAGCGATATTAGCTATGCAGATAGAGCTATTGCTCAATCGTTAGCTGAAGCAGTTATTATTCGTGTACAAGATGTGATTAAAAGAGGTGGTGGTGAAGCTTATGATAATTCATTAGGACTAGGAACTGTAGAGCTATTAAAAAGATCTCAAGAGATTTCTAAATACACTTATGGTATTTCAATTGTAGACAAACCTACAGCTGAAGAAAAAGCTAAATTAGATGAATTAGTTAAAGTTGCATTACAGTCTGGTCAAGTTAATATTGATGATGTTATACGTTTAAACAACATTCAAAATATTAAACAAGCAGAATTATTCTTAGCTTATAAGGTTAAAAAGAATAACGAGAAGAAACAACAGGAAGCAATGCAGCAACAACAAATGAATGGTCAGATTCAACAACAATCTGCTATGGTTGCCGAGCAAGCTAAACAACAAACTATCCAAATGGAATACCAAATGAAGTCTGAACTTGAGAAAGTTAAGGCGGATATGGAAGCTCGTTTAATTGAATTGCGTGGTCAGTTTGATTTAGAAAGAGAAAGAATTTCTGCAACAGGTAGAGTTGAGTCTTCATTTGTTCAAGCAAAAGAAAGAGATGCTGCTAACATTAGAGATAATAAAACTAAGTTGATGCAAGATGGTAAAATGGAAGAAATGGGTGAGATTGATGTTCCAGCAGAATTAGAATCTAGAGTAGCTCCAGAAACAGCAGGTGGTCAACCATTGTCTATTCAAGAGCCTTCAGGATTTTCTTTCTTAGGAAATGCTAATCAACAATCACCAGTTGCTCAAGGTGCAGATATGATGCAGGAAGGTATGGATGATCAAATGAATGCTATGAATCCTATGCAACAAGAGCAAGGTATGATGGAAGAAACTGAAGGTGCAGAAGTAGAAGAAGGTGCAGAAATGAATGAGGAACAACAACAGATTCAAGATATGTTAGCGTTTCAAAATCAACAAGGTGCGTAATATATTCATTAACAACATAAACACAAACACAAATGGAAAACACACAAGAAACAGCACAAGTGACTGAACAAGTAGTTGAACAAGCTGCTCCAGTTACAGAAGCAACTCCACAAGCGGAAGCTCCTCAAGAGAATCCATTTGCAGGAGAAGGAAAGTGGACATTAAAAGGTGAGTACTCAAGTGCAGGGGTTCAATACAACCAACCTGTGAATCAATTTGAGGAAGCACCTACTGAAACGAAGGTAGAAGAAACTCAAGTTGTAGCAGAAAGTGCACCAACTGAAACTACTGATGTTCCAGTTTATAAATCAGAGGATACGACGGAAAGCGTAGTATCTACACAAGAACAAGCTACTCAAGAACCAATTGTTTTTGATCCTTGGGAAAAATTAGGTTTACAAGAAGACGATTATGCAAAGCAATTAATCGAAGCTTATAAGTCTAACCAGCTTGATGAGTTCTTAATTAAGACTAATACAAACTACGACTTGTATACAGATGAAGAGATTTTGAAAACACAAATCGATTCTAAATATCCAAGTTTAGGTGAGGAAGAAAGAAATCTGATATTACAGAAAACTCTACAAAAAGAGTTTGGAATAACAGGAGACGAAGAGGATGATAAAGTTGGACGTTTGATGATGAAGCTTGAAGCAGACAAGATCCGAGATGGATTAAAAGCCGAACAAGCTCAGTACAAACCTAAATCTTTTGAAAACCCTGCGTCGGCAATTGAAGCACAGTTGAAAGCTCAACAAGAAGCAATTCAGCAACAAGTAGAAAGCTTCAAAAATCATTTAACTTCATTACCAGACTACAAGCAATTCGAGACGAGCAGACTTGTAGAATTTGGAGACGGTGAAAATAGAATGAATTTTGAGGTAGACAAAGGCGCTGACTTTTTGGGTGAAACATTAGACCAAAATAAATTCTTTCAAAAGTTCGTTGGCCAAGACGGTCAATTGGATATGAAGAAATGGATGAAAGCTTGGACATATGCAAACAACCCAGCTGCTGTAGAAAAATCTTTAATCAATTACGGTAAATCCCTAGGAGAGAAAAGATTATTTAACGAGCTTAAAAATACTAAAGCTGAAGATGTTGTTCAGACTCCATCAAGAGGTTCTGGATTCGTGATAAAAGCTATCGATGGAAAACCATTCGGTGGATAAAAATAAAAAACAATTTTTTAAAACTTTTTAAATTAAAACAAAATGGCGTTTACTTACGGCAATGGTGTAGCAGGTGCTACCAACAAGTATACCGCATCAGCGGTGGCTCTCTTAGACCAAAGAGAGATTTATAACCAACTTATCGACATCCAAGACGATGCTGAGTGGTTAGATTTTATGTATATGGCAGGAAAAAAAGACGCTACTGCGGTTCCTTTCTATACTTCATTCTACAATGACAATCTTTACAAATTATTGACTGTTGTTGGAACTCCAACTGGAACTACAACTATTCCATTGATCACTTTATCTGCTGCTGACTATAATTTCGTTTTAGTTGGTGATTTGTTAAAATTCCCTAGCGGTGCGGTAGGTCGTGTTCAAGAAAAACAATCTTCTAGCGTAATTAAAGTACAATCAGTTAGTGGTACAGCAGTTGCTGCTTCTTTAGGTGCTTTAGCTGGTGTTAAATTATCTGCTTTCTCAAATGCACAAGAAGAGGGTTCAGTTGAACCAGGTACTCGTCGTTGGTCAGTTAACTCTTTACAAAACCGTGTTCAAATCTTCCGTAATGCAATCAAAATTACAGACGTTCAGAACGCATCTAAAATTGAGTTAGAATTTAACGGTAAACCATACATCTTACCTTATGAAATGATCCAAGGTTTACAAAAACACCGTGGTGATATTTCTTTAGCTATGTGGTTAGGTGAAGTTTCAAATACTTTATTTGCTGACGTAGATGGTCCAACCGCTTCAGCTGTTCCTCCTTACTTACAAGGTACAACTGGTTACGGTGTTCAAACTACTCGTGGTATGGATTCTTATATCACTAACTACGGTATTAATGACTCAGTTACTACTGCTGGTACTTTCACTTTGTCTGATTTATCTGACTTAGAAGCTCAATTAACTGCTGTTCGTGCTCCAATGGAATATATGATCGCAGGTTCTAATCCAGCTGTTGCAGTTATTTCTGATTTCTTGAAAAACTTACCAAGT